CATTTGTCCGCAGTACCAGAGGTCGCTCCCGGAATCACTACGCAAGTGTCACCGGCTGTGGTTGTGATATTTGCGGCCCCAGGAAGCACAAGGCTAGACCCATGGGTCAGGGTCAGCGCATCAGCAAACCGCAGATATCGCGGCCCGTTGTAGTTCGTGCCGAAACTGGTGATAGTGGTCGTACCGGTGATGCGAGCAAACGGACTATTGCTAGCCCCGATATCGCATGTACCTGAACTAGCTACATCCAATTCAGCGGATAAGCCTTTGCCATCACGTAGAACGGCAATAAACGACTCAATAGCCCGAATGTAGTTGTCCAGATTCGGGAATACGGAATCCCCACCAGCGGGTGAATTGCTGCCTGCCGTCTGGCTCAGGTCTGTGATGCTTGATGGTACTGGCATGGTTGTCCTAGAATGTTGGTATGGACTACATTGATTGGATGCTGGTTAAGGGCGGCGTGGTTATCGTCGTCGTCTTTTTTGTCGCCATGTTCAAGGCGATGCGAGCAACCCAGAGCCGACCACCGGAGCCATAAGCGCGGCACGCTCTGCCGGACTAAGCCTAGCAAGTTGCGCGGGCGTTATGGATTGCATGACGCGATTAGCCATGCTTTGTTGAGCGGATTGAGAGAGAATCGCCTTACGCGCCAGAGCCGGTGCAACAAACGGAATCGGCGCGGCCAAAGCAGCGCCAACCGCAGCACCCGGAGGGCCACCAAGCAAGCCGCCAATAGTCGCTCCAGCCCCGCCGCCGCCCATAGAAAAGATCGATTTGAGGTTGTGAACATCTGGTGAGCCAACTTGTTGCGGCGTCTTGAACGCACTGGGGAACACGTTCGCAGCTTCTCCGATTTCTCGCATGGCCCCGCTGATTGGCTTGCCACGCTGTATCATGTTCCCAAACACCTTGGCGTCTACCGTGCCGCCGCCTTCTCTAAGTGCTTTGTCAGCCGTGAAAGACTGGGCGATTTTTTGCCGCGCTTCACGGAAAGCCGTAAGCAATTGCTTTTGTCCAGAAGCCGATAGCGCGTCATCAATCGCGGATTCATAGGCATTGGCAACGCCTTTGTAAGCGCCGCCTAGGGCTTTGTCGCCGCCAGAATAAGCGGTATCTGCCATCGCCCGCAGATTCCGGATTGCGTCAATTGCATCGCCAGAATCAAACGCTTGAATAGCCTTGTTCTCCTGAACAAGTTTCAGAATGTCAGGACGCGCAGCGGATGGGATCGACGGCGTAGCAAACGGTTTTGCAATGGCGTCAAGTTTGGCCGTGAATGACGGAGATACGGGGATTTGCCCAACTTGCCTAAGCGGCTCGTATCCGGTCTGAACCATCGTGTCGCGCAGGTTCTTGGTGGCAGCAAAGTTCAAAGGAACATTCTGTGCAATGCCTAAATCCTTGCGGACAGCATCAGCGGCCAAAGCCTGGTTCTTTGCGGAGGAAATTTGCTGCGTAGCCTGTTTCCCGCTGATTGACTCAAGAACGCGGTTCTTGACGCTAGGATCAACCATTGAAGGAGGCAACGTAACACCGGCCTGAATGGCCTTTTGCGCAGCCGTGGCCGTTTCTTGAGTGACCGGAGGAACTTGCCCAGCGAACATGCGCCCGACAGCCCCGCCCATTTCAGCCGCGCCTTTTGCAATAACCGGCACAGCACCACCAATCGCAGCGCCAATACCGGCAGATCGAGGATCAACAAGCCCAGCAGCCGCGCCGCCAGTGATAGACCCACCAAGCAACCGATTGATGATGCCGCCCATGCCAGTCATCCCACCGGCAGACATTCCACCAGTTCGCAGGGATTCAATTACTGGCAAAGACAAGCCAGCGCGGCTTGCGCCAGTAGCCAGTGCAGCAGGAACCCCAAGCGTACCGCCTACTTCCGTTAGCAGCTTTGAGCCTTTGTACCAAGGGCTAGACGGGTCAGAGCCGATAGCACTGGTTAGGGCTTGGTCAATCTTTTCGCGGCGCTGCTCGTTCAGGTTGCCGGTCTTCATGCCCATCATGTTTGACAATCCTTGTTCGGCATAGTCAAACGGGGCCATCAAGGTAGCGCCGATTGACCCAGCGCCGCGAGGAACACCACCGGCCACATCGCGCCCGACTTGCTCCCAGCTTCGCGGCTGCGGATCATCCGCTACAGGCTTTTTCTTTACCAGATCATCAAAAGCGCCCATCATTTCACCCCATGGTCTGTGATGCCCATATCCTCAACAAGCCTACGGATAATCTCAGGCTTTGCCTGTGGGTTCTTGAATGCCGCGTTTCTCGCGTCTTTGATGGCATCTTCACGCGACCGATAGCCGTAGATTTTCCACTGCGGCTCAGTGATTGCATCAGGGTTTAGCTGATACTCATTTGCCCGCTCGCGGAAAAACTTTGTTTTCCCAATGTAAGCATCACGTGCGGCGTTGTGCAACTGTTCGCCTACATTTCGGAAGTCTGCGCGTTGTTTGGCGGTTAGCTTTTCGCCAGAGGCCATCATTGACACGTAGTTTTGCAGCCGGTCAACAGCACCAGTAGCTGACATAGCCATGCCCAATTCAGACTCGCGAACAACCGAACCAGGGTCCAGCAACTTCATGAACTTTGTCGCAGCGGCCAAGTCACCGGCTGGGGATTTGCTGTCAATAGCGGTCCTGATTTGGTCCCAAGCCTGACGCACTTCCGCGTAGCCCTTTGACTCCGGTAGACCTTGGAACTCTTTACGAAGCCCCTGCTCGTTATCAAAACCCTTTTGACCAGAGTTGATAATGGTGTTCTTTGACGCGCCAGCCGCTGCGACAGCAGACTTAGCCCCAATCAACGGACGATTAGGAACAAGCTGTCCATTCGCGTCAGAAACCAGCAAGTCCTTAAACGGGTCTCCCGTCTTTGGAGTAGCGGTTACCTTGGCCCCGGTAAACGGGTTAAAGGCCGCGATCTGCCCGCCAGTGTCGCCAAAGTGGAGTTTATCCAGCCGCTCCAAGTCGCCATAGTTGCCCGACTGAGCAAACTTGGCTAGAGAGGACGGGGTGAAGTCTTTGGCGTCCAGCTTGTTGATCTGGTTTTCCTTGCCAAGCATTTGCCGATACTTCGCCTGCGTCTCGATGGCCTTCAGCGGGTTCATTCCCTGAACCGAAGGAAGAGCACCTAGGAAACCTTGCGTATCGAATCCGCCTTGTTGTGCGGGGATAGGCTGCATTGCTCCGATGCTGGTCCCCTGCGGCATCATGGATTGCAGGTCAGCCGTGCCTGGCCTGGCTGGCTGAGGGGGTCGTAGGAAATTCTGCGCCGTCTGCGCAATACGCATTTCCATTTCGCGGGCTTGCTGTGCGTCCAAAGCCTTTTGCTTCGCTTCGTCTAGCTGTAGCTTTGCCATCTGGCTTTGCTGGGCATCTTTCATGGCCCCGCGGGTTGCCTGTACGCCTTGCAGCCCAGCCTTGCCGAAAGACTCTCCAAACCGCCCCGGAGTGGACAGAAGGGACAAGCCCATTGTCAGAAGCCCCAGTTTCTTGGGGTCGTTAAACAGATCGTCGTCGAGTAGTCCGGGCATGATTACCAATCTCCAGGTACACCATCAGTCCCACCGGGCGCACTGCCGGGGGCATCGCTTGCCGACACGCTGCTGCCAGCGTTAGATGCATCCATACCAGCGTCCACGCCCGGAGTGCCTGACGGAGAACCCGGACCGCCTGACGGAGAACCCGGACCGCCGTACAGCATCTGATAGATGTACGCCAGCGGAGATTGCTGAGACTGCGTTGTGTAATTCGGGTTTCGTGATGCGAACGTACCAGTCAGGTACGGTTGATACGTCTGCTGCGTCGGTCGCTGATAGTTGAACGGGCTCTGCGTCCCACTAGACGTAGGAGTTTGCATCGGGTTGTACCGTTGCAGCCCGGTCAATTGCTGGATAGCGTTTTGTTGATTTTGAAGTGTTCCGCCTGCCATGATTTACCCCAATAGTCCGTAGTTAACACGCTTGTAGCCATCAGGTCCGGTCTTCACCGCCTCTGGTACTTTCTTCTCTACCTCTTGGGCCATCACGCCCATGTGGGTATCTTGTCCGCCTTTGTACCGATAGGTGTACACGCCTAGGCCGTCATCGGTCTTGCCGACTTTCTTGATATCGGTCTTGGCCCGCTTGTCGGACAAGAGGCCAAGCAGAGCCCCGCCAGCAGCGCCCATTCCAGACGTTATGCCAAGCGAGGAGGGAAGCAGTCCGGCGATTTGAGAGCCAGCCAATGCGCCGCCGAGGGTCGAAGCGATAGGGCTGACGCCCGGTTGCGTGCCGGTACTGGTGCCGCCGTAGTTCTGCCCGGAAAGTGCAGAGCCGATAATCCCAAGCTGTTCCTTCGGATAGTTCCGAGCCTCAAGGAAGTTCTGATAATTGGTATCTAGGATTGATTGATCCTTCTTGCCTAGCTGTTCACCAACATTCAGCATTTGCGCGGCGTCCAGATAGTCCGTCTGCGCCAACTGCGGGGCCATACCGGCGTACTGCATCATCCGGTTGCGCTCATCGCCGTAGTTCCGATACCGCATATCGGTGGATATATTCCCAAGCTGCCCGGCAAGGTTCCTAGAGTTGTCTGATTGGGCTTGTTGCCACGCAGACCCACCAAAAGCACCCTTACGCGCAAATGCCGCATCCGTCTGCGGGGCTACTGCGTTTTGGAAATTGCGGGTAACGTCACCCGATGCCGCGTCAATCGCTTGAGTCAGGTACGGGTTACCTTCACCAAGATACCCCCCAGTCAGTGACTTGGTGGCATCAGCCCGCGCCGCGCCGACCTCAGGAGCGCCTTCCATGGCCCGCTGATAGATCGAGCCAAAAGCCTGTTCCTGTACGGGATTGAAGTCCGCAACCCTTTGGCCCGTGTATGGCTGATACGGTTGGTCAGCAACCTCTTTACCGCGTGCAACGTATTCCTCCAAATGTGGTTGCATCCACTTCGGAGGTTCGTTCTTTTGCGTTACTGTTTGTGATCCGCCGCCGCCCATAATTCGTACCTCATCATTCTGTAAACACTTTTAAAGCCGTGTTTCTGTTCCCAAAGCCTGGAACCGGCATCATCACACGCACCCTGCACGCAACTGGCCCCAAGTCCTTTTGCGTAGTCTTTCAGCAGGTTGAACACATCAACCCCGGTAGCTCCGGGTGCGTATATGGCATAAACGTGTAGCGCCCTGAAATTGGGATACACAATCACCTCTACCGCCGCCCATCCTGTTTTCTCTCCATCCGTGGCCCTTACTAAAGTAAGCTCCCCACGAATCAGACGCATCTTCAATTGGCCCGCGTCGCATTCACCGGCAGACTTCTCGCACGCCAGACTTAGCTGAATCGCACCGTCACGCCATGCGCGATCAATGTGCGATGCGTTTACTATGTCTAGTTGCCAGTTAGGCATCTGCATTCCACCCATGTTCCCGGTGTTCCTGATACGGTACACACCCAGCCGACAATCACGTACTTGGACAACGCGACACCCGCCTCTACCGGTGCGCTGTTCTTTATAAAGTCGCCCTGCGCCCACTGCCCGGCAGTAGGTGCCGCCGTGGTTGCGTTGGTCACGAATGAGATTCGCCCCTCACTAACACCGTTCAACTGGTTAGCTATCCTGCGAAACAACTGATAAACCCCGTAAGGCGTACCGGCTTCAAGTTTCGGGTCCGGGTCGATTCTCATCGCGTCCCACCGCGTTTGGCATCGATCTCATATGCCGTAGCCACGAAGTCCCCATCCGTGGTGACTTTGAACCTGTGGAACCTTGCCGCTTGTCTACAGTCCATCTTGCCATCAGACATCGTGCCGGTAGCCCCAGTGGTCAGCGCATCGCCCTCTGCGAATTTGTAGTACCCCTGCACCGTAGCGGAGTCAGGGGCATCGGTGAACCTGACCCTAAGCCGGGTGCAGTTCAAATACGCGCCATCCTCTCCGATATCCCCGGTCGTAAAGTACGCCTCATCACAAACACCAGACAGGGTATAGATTTTCCCGTCCGTCCCGATTACGGAAGGAGTCACACCGGACGCCAGCCAGAATGGGGAATCATAGGCAATCGTCAGCGATGTGCCGTCATACGTTGTAATCAGCGGAGAGCCGCCATCGTATGTAATTCCAGGTGACACGTAGTTGATTGGCTGTTCAATATCGCGGGTAGCCACGCCCCAGCGTTTTGTCGTCAAGTGCCAAACTAGGCAGCTATCGAGCATCCCGGAGTTACCGGCAGAGGGAAAGAAAATCCACACCAATTGGGCATTTTTGTCCCACATCAACGCGGTTTTGTAGCGATACGTAGGGTCCAGTCTGGAAATGAACCAATCACGTACAGTCCCCGTAGCGATAGTGACGGGCCGGACGCCATCAAAGAAATAGATGTTGTCCAGCCCGACAAAGACGTGACCTATGTCTACGTCAACAACTGCATTCTGTCCAACACACCCAACATCGCCGGGTATCTCGGTAAAGCTCCATGAAAGCGGAGGCCCCTCGTATCTGCCCACATAAATCGCCCTGTTTTTGTAGGCGATCATGTCGTTACCTAGGGCCTTCCCGGCAACGATTGGCCCCTCAGTACCGAACAACCGGCCATTCTGGGCTTGCGTAGCTGCGGAGGCGGTCCAAGTGGTGTAGTCATACAACCCACTGCACCACCAGCCATCGGGACGCTCCCCAGTCACAGTTTCGTCCGTGTACAGCGCCATGACGAACCCGGCAACAGACTCAATGATCTTTGCCTTTGGTGCGCCTGTCAGGTCTGTGAATCCAGCCCCGGTGTTCTTTTGAATCTGCGCGGAAATGGTCGCTGCTAGGTTGATATCACCGAACTGTGCGAATGACCAAAGATCATCTGCGCTAAGGGTGTAATCACCAGCCCTAGATACATCAGTCCACGCAGTTGTACCGGCTTGATAAAGTTTGGTAGCCGTCCCGGCAAACAGCTTTGCAGAGCCGTCCAGTTGCCTAAGAACCGCCACGCCTACACAGTCCGAGGCAAGAGCCGATAGACCCACATCAACACCAGTCGGCGCGCCTTTGTAGCCGGACTCGAAAGGGATAAATTGATCGCAATCGACAATCACCCCCGGCGTAGTCGGGTCTGCATCTGGCATGAAACCGCTAATGGGAATCATCCGCCCACCCTATCGGCTCTAACCGCCATGTCGCCATAGCGGGATTTGTCCAGCAGGACAACCGTAGCCAGCCGCTCGTTATAGGCCGCGTTCCACGCCATCATGCGTGCATCGTCCATCAAGAAAGGTTGCGCCTCAAGCAGTGCCGCATACAGGTACATATGCGGGAACTTGCTAAGGATCACGTCTGTGTCGGCATCTGCCGTCCACGCTGCGAGTTTTGCGAAGTACCGGAGGGTGTAGTTGTATGTCCCATCAGGAACGGGGGAAAGAACTACGCCAGTTCCAGCCAGGTAGTAATCAACCGGAGTACCCGAGGATGACATGCCAGCAGCCGGGGCTACAGGGCGCATTTCCGTCTGTACGCCAGATACCTCTACCTTAAGCGAACGGGTAGCCAGCCAATCGGACGGCATGGAAATAGTGCCGGTCGTGGTCCCCGTGGCCGATGATTCAAGGATTGACGCACCGCCCAGCTTGACAAGATCAAGCCAAACACGGTTGCGCCCTAGATAGATCAGGTCCGGGATTGTGCCGGTCAAATCAGTCCGGTTAAGCCAACTGGCTACCGAAGTCTGCAATTCACCGTAGTTTGTCAGAGCCATAGACAACCACCCAAAAACCGTTATCCGTTACCTGGAATGTCCCGATGTTGAAGCGTTGCCACAGCTTGTCGAGCCACCACTTGGGGGGCTGCTGTATCAGGTGGGCATTGCGCCCATCGGGGAGAGTTTTGATGGCTGGCCCGGTGTGAATCGTGAAGAATCCACAGACTTGGACTAACGCCTTGAGATCGTCCAGAACGTCATCAAGATATTCCGGCTCGATATGCTCCAGCACGTCAATGCAGCACACCATCTGAGCCGGTTCCTTGATAGACAACTCAGGAATTGCCGGGTCGTAACCAGTATATTCAACATCATGCCCCGGTGCAAGTACCTTGGAAAGATTCATCATCTTTCCGCACCCGTAGTCAAGAAGCGTGGTTACTTTGGTTGAATCGATCAGTTTTGATACCAATCCGCCGTACTGTAGGGATGCTGTGCCATAGTTCCCTTTGGCGTGCATCGCCGTTTGCTGTTCCCTGTAGGCATCGCTAATCAATGGCATGGTTCATCTTCCGGTGTTCGTCTTTCCAGACGCTGGCCATTGGGGCATCTTTGTAGTGCGGGAATCCTGGAATACCTGCGGTCCAGTGCAGAACCTTGGCATCTTCCCTAGGGCCGTATTCGTCCACCAGCCAGTTCCATCTAGGGTCCAGCTCGCCTATGAAACGGTCTTCAATGAACTTGAATTGATGCAGGTGCAGCCCATCGGCTTTTGCGACAAACTCAGGCGTGATATCGCGCCACGCAAAGTGATTGCAGTTAATCACCATCACGCTAGACCAGTTCTTGCGGTCATAGGGCCTGTTCTCCGCCTCCATGCCTGTCCCTACGTATTTCCTAGGGTGTTTGGATTGGTAAACATTCTTTACAACGCTGACTGCGTTTCTTGCGTCGGTTTCCTGAATCAGCTTTGCAACGTCATCCAGAACGACCATATCAGCGCCGTCCATAAATACAGCGTAGCCGGTCCACTTTTCCATGTAAGGAATCAGGAACCGCGAAAAAGCAAAGGCGTTTGTACCGTCCCTAGCCCCGCCGCTGTAAAAGTCCAGCATCGGAAGATGTAGGGGGGTGAACGATACCGGCTCGCTGGCCCGCTCAATCACAGAGGCGCAAAACGTGTGATATCCGACAGACTCCCTAGGATCAAACCCGCTGTAGATGCGAATCAAGCCGCTTTCCTTTCCATGTACCGCTCCACCAATGGAGACTGAACAAGCCTTTTCACGCTGTCCGCCCACGCCTCATGGGGCTTTTGCCTCCATAGCGTGTTTTGTCCGTACCAAGGCAGACTATCTCCTGTGGCGTAGTTCCACATTGGCTTATCAGGGACTAGGACGATAGCCGGGACACCCAAGGCCCCGGCCAAATGGTGCACAGTAGTATGGATGCCTATCACTAGGTCGCACTCAGCCACAAAAGCCGCCGTGTCGTCAAAATCAGGCGATTGAACAGCCCTAGGGATGTGTTTTACAGGCAGTCCAGACTTCTCGATTTCCTCGGTAGGGTCTTTGTACTGTAGGGACACCCAATGCGCGTCTATCGACTCGATCAAAGGCCGCAGCGCCTCCAGACCTACAGCCCTGCGTTTAGCTTGTGTGGATTGCCTACCCCCAGACCAGCAGATGCCGATAACTGGCTTTCTGCCCCAATGGTCAAACAGTGTTCTCCATTGGAGCCGCCGCTCAGGGTCAGCCACCAGATATGGCGTTTTAGGACACGATTCAGGGCTGGGCCGGTAGAACCTAGGCAGTTCACCGATGGCACAGTTGTAGTCCAGTTGGTAGGCTTTCTCCCAATACGGGTTTTCTCTGCGCGTACCGTACACATCCGCATCAGGGAATGACCTACGAAATAGCCCCTCAAGTCTTGAGTCGCACTCAATGACGATCTTGTTCGTTTTTAGCGCATCAGGCACACATGACGCATACATGATCTCATCACCGATACCCTGCTCACCGTAGACACACACAGTCCCCGGCTCAAGGCTCCACCTAGGCTTATTCTGGTGGTGTTCCTCTTTGCGAAACTTACCACCTAGGCACTTGGAAAACCCTTTCCAGCCCGTTTCCCAATCACCTACAGCCAGAGAAGCAAAACCCAGCGTAGTCCAAGCCCCATCGTGTTCAGGCTCTTTTTTCAGGGCCTTCTTACACCCCTCTATGGCTTGTTTGTATTCACCCTCGTTCAAATGAGTAAGGGCAATGTTTGCCTCATGCGCAGCACTTGGGAACAGCTTCTCAGCCCGTTTAAACGCTTCTCTGGCCTCTTTGTACCTGTGGCATTCCGCTAGGCACATGCCTACGTTATTCCATGCCTGATAGCGATTAGGGGCCAGTTTCACGACACGCTCAAACACGGGGAGAGCCACCCCATGCCTCCCCGCTCTGGAGTAGATCGTCCCGACAAGGAACAGGGCTAACGCATCATCTGGGTTGTCTGCAAGGATTTCACAGCACATTCGGTGCGCTTCATCCGGGTCTTCCTCAATCAGCGCCTGAGCGCGGAGAATGTCAGATTTTTGCACGTGTGGTAATGAGGTTGTCGTATCCGATTTTTTTGAGTCCTGCGATTATCTCCTGCCCTGAGGCGTGGTACACATTGATACCGATTCTCAGCAGCTTGACAATCACAATCTCCGGTATGTGTGCGGCGTGCATCCATCCATTCTTGATGCCGTTGCGCGTGTATTCATCGTCGTTTCGCAGACGATTCGTCATCTCGATATTGGCGGAAATGTCCTGCCGCTTCTTGATGACAAGCCGGTTTGTCAGTTCATCTACCTCAGAGGTAGTGATGACGCCGCCAGTATTTGATACAAGTTCTTGCATGTGAAAAGGGGCCAGGTTTCCCCGGCCCCGTCAGGTTTAGCTGAAGAAGTCTTGCAGCTTGGCGTGTGCGTCGGGGTTATCGGCCACCAACGTGTACTCACCAATCAGCATCTTCTTTTCCGCATCGCCGGTCTTCGCCAGGTCTTCCATGCGGATGCCGTCAAGGAAGGCAACCGACACGTATTCCTTGTCGATACAGAAAATCGTGCGATTCCGCATGTAGCGGTTCAACACGATCTTGTGCGTACCGAAGTCGGACACGTACAGGTCAACGCCACCGATCACCATCGATTGCGCTTTGCCTTGGTTCGGCACGTAAGTACCGGCAAACTTAGACGCGCCACCGAAAGCCGCCATAAACCGCTTTTGGGCGGAATTGGTCATGATGACGGAGGGATCACCACCGTCAACCCACGCAGCCTGCAAACCACTGAACAGGTCCGTTTCCGCAAGGGTTGCGGTAGCGGTGCCGTCAGTAGGCGCAGCCCACACACCACCAGCATAGCCGGGGGTTGTGCCGGTCGAGGACGAAGACGACAGAATGCGGTTAGCCGCAACCATCGATTCAAAACCAGCGGAGCTACGGGCCGTACCAGTACCGCCAGCCGATGAGGCTTGATTGGTGACCAGTGCGTACTCGATATCGCGCTTCAGTTCCTTGCCGTACTTGGTGACCAAGCGGGCCAGTTCCTTTGCGCGACCGTACTTGCGTACAGAGTCAGCGGTGCGGGACACGATCACAGTCTTGCGGCTGATCTGCGTGTAGTTGGACAGCATCGTGGTCGGGGTTGCCGTGGTAAACGATGCGTCGTCGCCTTCAATCTGCCGGTTAGCAGCCGCAGCGGCCAGCGCGTCCGTCTGCCACTGGTGCAGGGTCGCGGAAGCCTTCTTGCGCTTCGCCATCGTCAGGAAGGGGGTTTCCTCGGGGGAAATGTCGAAGATTGCGTCTTCAACGTCTTCGGCCATGCCTACCAGATCGTAGGTGTCGGTCGTTCCAGATACTTGAGCCATGATTTATTTCTTTCGTTTAGAGAACATGCGTTCGAAGTACGCTTCTGCGTCTCCGACTTTTCCAGACTTGCGCAACGCTTCGCGTGATTTGGCAATGTCTGAATTCGCCTGTGAATTCTGGGTACTGCGCCCGCTGATTTGCATCGGCTTGGCGTCAGCGACTTTTTTCTGGACGGCTGGCTTTTGTGCTTGTAGCTTTCGCCACATCATTGCGTCGTGCAGCACATGCACATGACGCGGGTCTATCAGCCCCTCCAGTTCTTTGGGTGTGAACCCATACGCATTCAAAGCGGTCTCAGCAATCTGTTTCTTAGCCACACCATCCAGCTTCGGGAGTCGGCGCATCAACTCCTTTTGCGCATTTTCTAGCTGTTTTGCGGTGTGTTCTTGCTGTGCAACTTCACTCTGTTGCGCGATCTGCTGCAACTCACCTACCGTGCGTGTCCGCTGTTCGGCAAGTTGTCGATACTGGCGATCAAGTTTCAGAAACTCGGTCGGGTTCTCGTCAGCCAGTTGGTTCCAGTTCAATTGACCGTACTGCTCTAGCTGGCCGTCGATGTTTCGCAGTTCAACGGCTTTGTCGAAGGCAATGGATTGAATCTTCGATGACTTCTCAAGAAACTCCATCTGGGTCTCTGTGCGTCGGCGAATATCCGCGATCTCTTGCGTCTTCGTTCGATAGTCCTTTTCGCGCAGTAGTGCGTCTTTCAGTTCTTTAGGAACTTTGTACGCCTTACCCTCGAATTCGACATCCTCATCAGTCGGAGCCTCTGGGTCGGCTTCGGCCTCCGCTTCCTCGTTACCCTCTTCGGGCGATTCGGCTTCGGTCTCTTCCTCTTCCTCGGGTTGTTCCTGCGCCTCCGGTTCAGGGGCCTTTTCTGCTCGTTTAAACGTCGCTTCCAGGCGGTCCTCAACAGACGGCTTTTCAACTACGGGCGTGACTTCCGGTTGCGGAGTGGTCATGTCTGCTTTCTTCTGCCCTTCGGGGCGTTAAATAGACCTGTGCGGATGCTCAGGCCACCTTCCTAAGTTGCCGCTTTAGCCAGTTCTCGCGTTCCTGCTTTTGGTGCAGCGCGAGGCGACCGGTTTGGGCGACCTCTTTCAGGTTCGATTGCACCTTAGACAGCAATTGCAGGCTAAGGGCTATTTCATGTTGCGTGTCCCTGTCCGCCATGGGGCAGCGTTTCAGGGCGTCGATAAGGCCGGTTTCGACCTTGGTGAAGCACTCCACAAGCATCGGGTCGTTTAGCAGTCGTTCCGCTTCGTTACCGCGTGTGATCTCTTCAATTTCGTTCATAGCAGCATGATTAGTGCTTCCTCATCCTCGCGGTCACGCATGTATTGCGTGGCGATGGCCTGAGAAAGCAGGTTTTGCAGAAAGGCTTGATAAGCCTGCTCGTACTCCACAACAAGCGGCCTAGCCTGGATTGGCTCCGGCGCTGTGTTTGGTTGCGGTTTTGCCGGTAGAACCCGAAGGAACTTTGCCCGCCTAGGCTGTTTGGCCTGTTCTATGACCTCTGTAGCGGCTTCCTTTGCGTCCTGCTCTGCCAGTTGCTGAACAAGACTCTGGATTTCCTCGTATGTGCCGGTAATCAACTGCCCGTTGATCTTGACGCTGTGACGGACAGGCTTTGGATAGCCGATAGTCCTTGTTTCACCACTTACCGTTACAGTCCCATCCTGCCCGGTAAACACCAGCGATGCAGCGTCACCAGATACGGACAGCGAAACAGTCCCGCTCTGCCCTGTAAAGACAAGGGACGCCGCATCGCCGTCAACAGTGACGTTACCGCCCTGAGCCGGAATGCTTGATAGCGGTAATGATGCGATTGCGTCAAAGCCTAGCATTTACCACCACCGCATGATTAGCAATCCTGGTGCGCCGTTACCGCCGTTGCCAGAGCCAGTAGTTCCATTACCACCGCCCCCACCACCAGAGCCGTATCCGCCAGCGTGACCGGCATTCCCACCAGCACCGCCGTTAAAACCGCCGCCGCCGCAACCGCCGACAGATATCATTGGCCGGTTAAGTAAATATCCATCCTGTCCAATTCCACCACCGTTAGCGCCGCCAGAAATAGTAGGATAAAGCCCGCTAGCGCTGTTTTGGCTCCCGCCTGTTGCCCCAGTAGAACCACCGCCACCAGCGCCAGCGCTAAAAAAAATACTAGCCACAATTGAAACACTACTCGCCGTTCCGAATGCAACTCCGCTTGTTCCGGCTTGCCCGGCGTTTGCATCAAAACGACCGATAGAAGCAAGGTCCATATTTGCGATAACAGCCGCAGAAGGAGCCGCACCACCACCACCAGAGGCAGCGCCAGCAGAGCCGCCATTAGCCATCAAAAAAACATCTTCGCCACTGGTTGACGGCAAACATGACAAATAGCTATTCACACCAGCAGCGCCGCTTGTGTTGTTTGCCGTTCCACCCGCCCCTCCGGCTCCAATGGAGGCGTATAGACATTTTGGAAGCGCGGGAGCTAGGAACACGCCTGCTGTTAGGCTGCTTGTTGACCCACCACCACCGCCAACTACGCCGGTTGCTCCGGTTGAGTTTGGCCTACCGCCGCCACCACCTCCGGCAATGAGAGTGAATTGAACAAACGAAGCGCCGCGAGGCATTGGCAAACAACGCCATTGCGTCGTTGTATCCGTAGCCCAGCCCGGAACCCATAGCTCCCTAGGACCGACCAAATGCCCCACGTCTATCACCACCACCTCATGATTAGAAGTCCGGGCGCACCGTTACCGCCGTTGCCGCTTGTCGTCGTTGCGTTACCGCCGCCACCACCACCGGAGCCGTATCCGCCACCTGTGCCGCCAATGTTTGCGCCGCCAGTACCGTTAATTCCACCACCACCTGCCCCGCCAAGGCAGATCATTGGGTTTGCCGCGCTTTTTATGTAGATGCCGTTAGAACCTGGGTTATTTCCAGAAGCACCGCCGCTTAAAGTCGGATACAAGCCACTCGCTGATGTGATGTTCCCGCCCGTTCCACCGCTAGACCCACCGCCGCCAGCGCCACCAGTGATAAAAAGTGAAACCACAGCCGAAACACTGCCGCCGTTTGTAGCAGCACCAGCAGCGCCATTAACACCAGCACTGGCTATCCAAATGCCATGCGATGCCATGTCCATGTTTGCAAGGGTCGCAGCGGAAGCCCCAGAGCCAGCAGTGCCAGCAGCCACACCGCCACCACCAGCCCCAGCCAAAATGATTACATCTTCATCATTTGTTGACGGGACGCAAGACAAGTAAGTAAGCGTCCCACCGTTGCCGGGAGAGCCGTTAGCGGTCGCTCCTGTTCCACCCAGACCAACGCAGGCATAAAGCCTGTTTGGCAAAACACTGGCCGGTATCATGATGTGAGTTATCCCGCCAGAACCTCCCCCACCAGCACCAGACGTAGCAGCGCCAGCAGTCGGCCTACCACCGCCCCCACCCCCGCCAATGGCCGTAAACCACAGCATCTGCGCTTCTTTGGGGATGGTTATTGCTTGCCACCCTGTAGTTGTGCTACTTGTAAAGGCCGGAATCCAAATCTCACGCGGGCCTATCGGCAAGTGGCGAGCATCTGTCGCAATCATCTCAGCCCTTGGTGTAGGAACCAGCCTCTACCGATGCAATCCACCCGGCAGAAACTGCGGTCCCAAGAGTCATGTTCACCTTGTAGCCAGCAGGGAGCGCCAATTGCAGGTTGTACCCAAGCTCAATCAACGCAGCCGTATTTGATCCAGTGGTTGCAGGTAGCGTGATTTCAGCCACCATCACGTTATTGGTAGCTGTGGCGTTCGTGGAGCCGTTGTTCACAAACAGATAGCACTTGCTGGCTACGTTCGTCCCTAGAGGTTTCAGTTTCACAAACCCCACAAACCCACCGTTCGTTGCGTCAGCGGTGAAGATGGTCGTTACCGTACCCGTACCATCTGTAGCTGTATTAGCAGCAGTGACAGCCGCGCCAATCCCGAAAGCAGGTGTGCCGGTCCAAATAGGTGTCGTATTCGTAGCCATTGATTACCTCAGTGCCATCGGGAGCGCAGCGGTCAGCCCCAATGTGTTGATTGATTGAGCCGCCAGAGTCACGAAAACGTCCTTTGTCCCAGCGGAGAAGTTGACCAGTGCGCCGGAGTTACTGGAGTCCAGCACGAAAGCGCGGGTGAATGTGGTTCCACTGGCCATCAATCCCCGGCCCACTTCAAACTCTGCGCCGCCGTGAATGGTGTACTCAATCTCTGTCCCTGTGGGCAGCGTGCTAAACGCCACGTAACCATCGGGAGGCGTGCCAGACACGGTAACCGTACCAGTGCCGGTCGTGGTCGTCGTGTCTTTAGCTCGATTGGCGTAGAACGGCATTACGGACTCTTGGTAGCCAGAATGTGGCCGTTAGCGTTGACCTTGAACTCAAATTCACGACCATCTGGCAGGGATTGTGAGCCTACGTCGTAGTACCCAAACAGATCATCAGAGGCGGCTGTGTCGTCAT